GCCACATCATACGAAGCTATTCGTGATCGTATTGCTGGTAAACTGGCTAATCAAACAATGAAAGCAAATCCTGGTGCAACATTCCAATCTTACGAATCTATCGACATGTCCTCTGATGTTGATGCTTTGTTGGAAGGTGAAAATCTTTCTGAAGAATTTAAACAAAAAGCAACAACGATTTTTGAAGCTGCCGTTCTTTCGCGTGTAGAAGCTGTTGCCGCTGAAGTAGAATCCCATCTCACTGAAGAATTTGATGCCGCTTTGGAACAAATTAAAGAAGAAATGGCTACTAAAGTTGACGATTATCTGAATTACATGACTTCTGAATGGATTGCAGAAAATCAAATTGCTATTGAAAAAGGTCTCCGTGCTGAAGTTGTTGAAGATTTCATCTCTGGACTCCGTGATTTGTTTGTTGAACATTATATCGATATTCCTGCCGATAAGGTTGATGTCGTTGAAGAACTGTCTGCTAAGGTTGAAGAACTGGAAGACGCTCTTAACGAAGAAATTAATCGTGGCGTTGAACTTTCAAAAGAAGTTAATGAACAAAAGAAAATGGAGGCCATCTATACAGTATGTGAAGGCCTAACGCAGACACAAGTGGAAAAAATGAAGTCACTCGCAGAGAATGTCGAATTTACCACTGGTGAAGAATTTGCTGACAAACTAGAAACTTTGAAAGAATCTTATTTCAAATCTGGTGTTGTATATGCAAATAACTCTGCTTTGGATGAAGAAGTAGATATTGAAGAAGAAAAGAAGATTTCAAAATCTGCTGATCCTATGATGGAACAATATGTTAAATCAATTTCACAAACCCTGGTAAAATAATACCAAGTAATACAACAAGGAGAAACACATGTATTTAACCGAAGAACTACAAAAGAAATGGCAACCCGTTCTGGAACATCCAGAACTCGAAGCCATCAAAGACCCATATAAGAGAGCAGTTACGACTCTGGTTTTGGAAAATCAACAAAAAGCAATGGCTCAAGATCGTCAGGCTTTGAACGAATCTCCTGGTGACACTGGTCCTACCAACGTTACCGGTGGTGTTCAAAACTTTGATCCAATCTTGATCTCTTTGGTTCGCCGTGCTTTACCTAATTTGATCGCTTATGATGTTGCTGGCGTTCAACCTATGACTGGTCCTACTGGCTTGATTTTTGCCATGCGCGCCCGTTACACAGGTCAAGGTACAGGTAATCCAGAAGCCTTCTACAACGAAGCTAATACCATTTTCTCTGGCGCTGCTTCTAGTACATTAAATCCCTACGGTTGGGGCGGTTCTAATGCAACTGATACTGCTAATAACTTCCAGGCTGGTACTACAACTACTGGTACTGGTTTGCCTACTGCATCTGCTGAATTTATGGGTGCTGATGGTTACGGTACAGGCGCTAACGTGTTCCAACAAATGGCTTTCTCGATTGAAAAAGTTACTGTTACTGCACAATCCCGTGCTCTGAAAGCTGAATACTCGCTTGAATTGGCTCAAGATTTGAAAGCCATTCATGGTCTGGATGCTGAAACAGAATTGAGCAACATTCTGTCTACAGAAATCTTGGCTGAAATTAACCGCGAAGTTATCCGTACCATTTATACCTGTGCAGTTCCTGGTGCTCAATACGGTACAGTAACTCCTGGTTACTTTGACTTGGATACAGATTCAAACGGTCGTTGGTCAGTTGAACGCTTTAAAGGTTTGATTTTCCAAATTGAACGTGATGCAAACGTTATTGCCAAGCAAACCCGTCGTGGCAAAGGGAACGTTCTGATTGTTTCTTCAGACGTTGCTTCCGCTATGGCTATGGCTGGTGTTCTACAATACACGCCTGCTTTGCAATCTGATCTGCAAGTTGACGATACTGGCAATACTTTTGCTGGTATGCTCCATGGTCGTATCAAGGTTTACATTGATCCGTACTTTGGTGGATACACGGCTAACCAAGAACTAGTTACCGTTGGTTATAAGGGTTCTTCTCCTTATGATGCTGGTCTGTTCTATTGCCCTTACGTTCCTCTGCAAATGGTTCGTGCTGTTGATCAATACACATTCCAACCCAAGATTGGTTTCAAGACAAGATACGGAATGGTTGCTAACCCATTTGCTGGTGGTATTACTGCCGGTAATGGTGCATTGACCAAACAAGCCAATGTTTACTACAGACTGTTCGGAGTGAAAAATTTAATGTAAGCTTTTGTTTTAATTGAAGAAATTCCCAATTAAGAGGAATACTAAAACAGGAACTTCGGTTCCTGTTTTTTTTTAAACAACATATAATTTATTACCACAATCATAAATTTTTTCATATCCAGAATCGATCATATTTTGATTTTCTGTTTTATTAAAATCAAACTTTTCACCAAGTAATTTTGGTAGTTTATGTTTTTGGGATTGATACCTACTGATTCTTTTTAAACTTTTAGTATGATACCAACAATAATTTGGTTGTGTTGTTTTAATATACTTTCCATATTTTTCATAAGTATTACCATTCGAAAATCTTAAATCTGCAAATGTGTATAATTGTTGAACACCGGTTGTAATTTTAATATTTTTTAGTAATTTGGAAAAACCACCAACAATATTATAATCAATTAAACTACAATACCTCAATATTTCAGTACCATCATAATATCTACATTTACCTATCGACATGATAGAATACAATACACCATCAAGATATAATCCATAATGTTTTCCGTTTATTGCTCCTTGGATATGATTGTTATCTAAAAACATTCTAGCATCGGACGAAGGAACTTCCTTGAACTTTGTTTTTCTTGCAGGTATTGTTTTATTTAATTGCAATTTTGATTTGATGATCGATTTTACAATATCATTTTTATATGCCCATTCATCTTCAAATATTTGAATTAAAAATAAACCTTTTTTATTACATAATTGTGTTTTTTGGTAATGTTCATTTTTATCATTTTTGTGATAATATAATCCATTAAATTCGAATCCTATTTTTTTGGAAGGGACATATACGTCTATTTCGTAAGGATATATTTCAGTTCTATCGTTATCGATAACCTCAAAATGTAAGGATTTGATGAATTGTGATAATTCATGTTCCCCACCACTAGTATATTTTTGTAACTCAATATCTGGGCATGTTTTATAGATAAATCTAAATACTGTCATTAGTGGCATTCCATTGAAGTGTAATATACTTAATCTAGTAATAGATGTTTCTTTGCATATTTTTTTTATAAATTCTGGATCGTTAAATTTATCGTAATCTAAACCGTATTTACTAAAAGTTTCTCTTGATAATCTATCATAATATGCATACTTAGAATCAATTGATTTTTGTTTTACATGTTGAACTTGCTGTACGTGTGATACACCATAGCGTTCAAATACAGTTTTTTTTGTTTTATCCATTCTTTCTTTTGCATTTAAAGTATTTTTTACAGATATTTTAGTTTTAATTTCATCTGATTGATCTTTACAATAAGAAGAACACCATTTACTATTTGGCTTACTCAATTTACCACAATAGCATTGTTTGTAATCATTTTGAATGATTTTGTCTATTTTTTCTTTGGTTTTCCAATGGTCTAATGGAATAATAGTATTGATATCATTAAGTAAATTGTGTTTAATGAGATAGTCGATTTGCATTTTTCTTGGACTTTTTCTTATTTCGATTAATTTGGCAATAAATTCTTGCGTTATTTTCATTTTACTGTCCTAAATTTGGGTTTAAGTCATTATTATATATCTTTTTAAAATATTTGTCAATACCAATTATATCGATCATAAATAACAGTTGGATCGGTACATGTAATGAGTGTTTGTTTTAATTGAATAAATCACCGCCGTTAGAGTGATATTTCAAGATCTTAAATTCAAGAGGGCCCTTAAAAAAGGTCCTCTTTTTTTTACATAAATACTAATATAATAGTAATTAACGAACTTAACTCACATTTTATTGTACATTCTAATATGACAGCCATTGGAAGAACACCACAAGACACAAATTACTTACAACCCACAAAATTCTTATTGACTTTTGATAGGATTGGTTCTGTACAATATTTCTGTACATCAGTAAACATACCTGGTGTCAATTTAGGCCAAGCTCCTTTTCAAACTCCGTTACTTGATGTTTATGTTCCTGGTAATAAGATAACATATAATCCTTTTTCCATTCGATTTAATGTGGATGAAAAATTGGATTCTTGGCAGGCTTTACATGCTTGGTTCCGTGCTATAGCCTCTCCTGAAGGTTTTGATGAAAGAAATAGACTAACCGCTCAACAAAATATACAAAAGCAATACCAGGGGTTGAAATCATACTCTGATGCTACTTTAACCGTCCTTTCGGCTTTAAATAATCCAATTCTTAGGATACAGTATATTAATGTTTTTCCTATCACATTATCAGATATTATTTTTGATACCACACAATCTGCTGATAATATTATTCAAGCAGATGCCGTTTTTGTCTTTGATTACTTTAACTTCTTGGATGTTTAACACTTGACATATTGTTGATTTTGTTATATAATGTAATTTTGTGATATATTTTATTGGGGTTGTTATGGAAAATCTAGATCAGATACTAAAGTCTTGGGAAAAAGATTCAGTTATAGACCAAACTGAACCTGGCAAGGAACTCATTCGTATTCCCATTCTCCATTCCAAATATCTTAATGTTTTAATCAGAAATAAAATGTCGGCTAGAAAAGCACATTTTGATTATCTTAGGATGAAGAAACTTAAATGGGAATATTACACTGGAAAAATGTCTCAGGAAGAATTGGATGATCATGGTTGGGAACCATTCAGATATACACTCAAATCTGATGTTTCTACTTACCTGGAGTCGGATGGTGACATGATCAAACTATTAGAGAAGAAGATATATCATGATGAAGTAGTTGTTGCCATTGAAACCATAATGAATGAACTTAAACAGCGGACTTGGCAACTCCGGGAATTTATTTCTTGGGAGAGGTTCATTGGCGGACAGTAATGTATTAATATCAAAGAAAAATGAAGTATATGCCAAGTTAACTTGTGAAAAGCATATACTTAAAGAAATCTCGGACCACTTTACTTTTTTTGTTCCAGGATATACCTTTGTACCATCTTATAGAAATAAAATTTGGGATGGCAAAATAAGATTATTAAATCTCCAAACACAACAAATATATCTTGGACTTTTACCACATCTAGAAGCATTTCTCAAATCTGCCGAATACACTTTTGAATATGATGAAACTCGACCAGATATTGAAGATGAATATTCTTTATACCATGCGGGTAAGTTCATCCAATCACTCAATCTCCATTCACACGATAAACCAATAGAACCAAGAAAACACCAGATTGTTGGTTTCTGCCATGCGATGCAGAAACGCAGATCATTATTACTTTCTCCGACCGCTTCTGGAAAAAGTCTTATCATATATCTAATGTTTAGACAGTTTCTTGATTATCAGAATCTCAAAGGCCTTATTATTGTTCCCACTACTTCACTTTGTATGCAAATGAAATCGGATTTTGAAGATTATTCAAGTGTTAATGGGTTTGATGTTGAAAATAATGTTAGTATTATAATGCAAGGATATACAAAATATCCAACAAAAAAAATAATAAAAATAACATTATTGGATGGAACAATTAAAAAATATAAAGAACATGATGTGGTAAAAACACAAAGAGGAAACATTTTAGCTAAAGATGTTATTTCAAATGATGATATATTATAAATATTAGAGGCAGAAAAAAGTATGAAAATTGAAAAAATTGAAATCGTAGAAGAAAGTCCTAGTATAATCATTTCCACATGGCAATCATTATATAAATTACCTAAAGAATATTTTGAACAGTTCGATTATGTGATTGGGGATGAAGCACATTTATTTAAAGCACAATCACTTACTACAATTCTTACAGCGTGTACTAAAACAAAATATAGGATTGGTTTAACAGGAACCTTAGATGGCACCAAGACTCACAAATTAGTTCTAGAAGGTTTGTTTGGTCAAGTTAAGAAGTTGGTCACTACCAAAGAACTTATTGATAATAAACAATTGGCAGAATTTGAGATTAAATGTCTTGTTCTTAAACATTCTGATGAGATATGTTTGGAAATGAAGAATAAAACTTATCAAGAAGAAATTCAATACTTAGTAGAAAATGAACAAAGAAATAAATTCATCAAAAATCTTGCTATTTCTCTTGGCACAAATACTCTTATTTTGTATCAACTTGTTGAAAAACATGGGAAAATACTGTATAATTTGATTAAGAATACAGAAAAGATTGGAGATAGAAAAGTATTTTTTGTTCATGGTGGAACAGAAACAGAAGATAGAGAAGAAATTAGAAAAATAATGGAATTTTGCAAAGATGATACAATATTTTTAGATTTTGATGATTATGAAATACTATTGGATCCAAATGAGATTGTTGATTTGGTTAATAAGACACAAAAAAAAGCAAAGGATATTACTGAGAATGACGATATTGACACCAGTGTTCTTTTAAATAATATACAAACATCCATAATGAAAGGTTGTATATGGAGAAAAAAGCATTAGTATGATTGTTCGATAACTAAAAAGAATATATATTAATTATAAGGAAAAAAAATGAAACCAAATAAAGTTACAAAAGGAGGGAATGGAGCCATTATTGTGGCTTCGTTCGGTACGTTTCTCCACTGGGATTAACATTCGCAATCTTCATAACATTATATTTGCTTCTCCTTCCAAAAGCAGAATTAGAAATCTACAATCTATCGGTAGAGGACTACGACTAAATACTGGTAAAGAGATAGCAACATTATATGATATAGCAGATGATCTGAGATACAAAAAACATATGAATTTTACTTTACGGCATTTTATTGAAAGAGTTAAGATTTATACAGAAGAAAAGTTTCCCTTTCAAATCTATAAAATAGGATTAAAAAATGGATAACACAATAAAATTAATCAGATTGCTCAATGGTGATGATATAGTTGGTTACGTCACTAACAACTTAAACGATTCATATTATATATCAGGACCAATGATTGTTGCTGTTGAATATAAAGGTAATAATCCTGGTTTGATTATGCGGCAATGGCTTCCAGTCCAATTAGTAGAAACGAACGAAGTCCTTCTTTATGGTAAAGATATATTGTTTATGACCGAAGTAACTTCCGATTTCTATGATTATTATGTTTCTGTAATGGAACAATTGCAGAAACTATTACAAGCAGAAAAAAAGATTGCGATGAATGATGGACCTGAGAATGATATTATGAATGATGTTTTGGAAGTATTTAAAGACTTAGAAGCAGGAACTGTATTACTACACTAGTACTAATATATTACTTAACAACCCAACATAGTGGATAGTACACACTTGTCAAGCGATTGTCAACAACTTTATGGTAAATATGATATGATTATAACTCCCGCACCAAATAAAAATAAATCGAAGCAATATGTAAACAATGCCGATTTCTTACAGGCTTTGATAAATTATGATGAATCATGTAAAGAAGCCAAGGAGAATGGTAAACCTGATCCACAGATACCTAATTATATTGGTGAGTGTTTCATGAAGATTGCCGAAGGCCTCTCCCATAAACCTAATTTTATCAACTATACATATAGAGATGAAATGATATCGGATGGTATTGAAAACTG